TCCTGGCACGCCTTGCTATGGCTGTTATGCAATGAAGGGCAACTATACAAGGTACCCGGCAATCAAAGCAGCTCAATATAGAAGGCTGGAAGCAATCAAGTCACCGCTGTGGGTTGATGCGATGGTGACAGTTATAAAACGTCAAAAATGGTTTAGATGGCACGATGCCGGCGACGTCCAAGGCCCTGAACATATGCAAAAGATTTTAGAGGTGTGCAGGTTAACACCTAACACCAAGCACTGGCTGCCAACTCAAGAGCGCGCTTACCTGCCAGCTCCTGAAGAGGTGCCAGACAATTTAATAATTAGATTATCAAGATCTAAAATAGATGGACCAGCAACAGCTGCTTGGTCTCATGACTCAGGCGTTACAACTGGCGAAGCTCGAACCTGCCCCGCACCGGACCAGGGCGGCAAGTGTTTAGATTGCAGAGCCTGCTGGAATAAAGACGTTAAAAGTGTTATATACGGGAAGCATTAATGTTCGAATTTAAACATCCAAACTATTATAAAGAATTACGTAGACGTAATAAATCGGATCAGGCAATTAGCAAAGAACCGGCGACGGCTGGGAATCAGCGTTCGCCTGGTCCGGGCCTCAAGCAGCAAGCCACAAGCAGCAAGCCACAAGCGTCAAGCAACAAGCAGCTGGACCAGCAAGCGTCAAGCTCCAAGCCGCTCGAGGTGGTTGATACAATCGTCAAGCCCTGAGCGACAAGCATCAAGCTTCAAGCCACAAGCAGCAAGCTCCTCTATTCTCTTTCCTCTGTACAAGTAAACTTCTTCTTTCTCAAAAAGTTTTGAGCCTCGAAGAGAGAGGCGAGAAACTAAGATGAAAGTATTGTCAGGATGCCTAATATGGAAGGCAATTTGATGGGGTGAAAATTTAATCTTGTTAGCTCTTGTTACCTTTAGCTCTACAGTGAAAAAGTGGCTATTAGTATTATAGCCCAATAGATCGGGAGTACCAAAAGCGCTAAGGTTTTCAAGTCTAGTCCAGGAAATTTGCTTAGTATTTTTCTTAATTTCATGCCAAAATTTCGTTTCAGGTTTCATTAATATTCACCCTAACAGGTGCCTATGTGAGACGAAATTTTTTCAGGTTTGGTACGTTATCTTTCAGGTCAGGTTTGATTACAACTCTAACAGATTGAGCACCTATCAGAGTAGATTCCTGAACTTCAATCCTCCCAATCGGGAAAATTTTTCCAGTGCCATCATCCATGTAGATGGTAGCATTACTCACAGCATTGCCTTTAGTACCATCTGTAAATTTGTCAAGATATTGTTGTAAGTGTTTAACGTACATACTAGATATTGCCTTTTACAGAATGTTAGGGTAAAAGTCAAATATGGGATTAACTAAAAGATTGACAGAAAAGCAGAAAAAATTCGCTGAGCTTTTGGTGTATAATGATGGAAGCAGAGATGCTTGGGAGTGTGCAAAAGAAGCTGGCTACGGCCCAACGTCAGACCTTGCAGCAAGAGTCGCTTCGTCAAAACTTACTAACCCACAACTATACCCTCTTGTAGTTAGATATATTGGTGAGCTGCGTGAAGAAGCCAGAAAGAAGTACGCTGTTACTATGGACAGGCATCTTGAGCAGCTTTCCAAAATACGTGACCAAGCATTAAAGAAAGGTGCGTTTTCTGCTGCTGGAAACATGGAAGTAGCTAGAGGAAAAGTAGCTGGATTTTATATTGATAGAAAACTAATTAAAACCGGTAAGATTGATGAACTAGACAGAGATCAACTCATGGCTAAATTAGAAAAGATTGTAACAGATCATTCAAAATTTATTGATGGTGAATCTAAAGAAGTATCACCGCAAATAGAGCTATCATCAGAGCCGGAAGATGAAATAGAAACCATAGAAGAAACAGACCAAGAGCCACTTGAAGAACCCATTCCAGAAAATCATATAGACCAGGAATCAAAGTAGTATTCTCTCCATTTTTTTAATACAACCTTTAGGAAATACATTACGATCAGAAAATAAACCATCGCTGTCATCGTAGCTTGCAAAGGTTCTAACGCATTTGTTGTCTTTCTCATAAACATATGCATGTGTGATCATTACAGAAGGCACCATTCCACTAAACTCATGAGCTGTAGCGTGTCCGCTATCACCCAAGATATCCAACCATGTGATCTTGTAAAAGTAATACCTCTTGTTTTGTATTACCACATTTTTGTACTTTACATTCTTCTTTAGAACCATTCTAATCTAACTCCTTTTGTGGAACTTTTTCCACTTTATAAGATATAATATATATAATAATATATATTCAGAAAATTTTTCCAAATCGCTGTGGAAAATGTGGAAAGTATATTTTATACTCTTAAAGCATTGAAATATATAGCTTTTTGCTTCCACAAAATGTTCCACATTTTGGGGTGTTTCCACAGTGGAAAACCCTAAAATACCCTTCCAGTTTAGAATCATTCTAAACAACAGCCCCTTTTTGGGGTAGTTTCCACAAAATTTTTGTGGATTCCACATTATCCTCGCCCCTCGTTGCTCCATGCTAGCCTCTCGCCTCGCGCGACGCGTAGAAAGCGTCTATTCTCTTCAACCACTCCACCTTTAACGCTCGAAACTCGGAGCCATTGACTATAAATCGTTGAAAGAAGTTATCAGGCGTACACATCAATATAACTCCTTGCTCGATCTCAGAACCATGCACAAAGTCATGGGCCATCGCATAGGCAACCATTTGAAGTTTATAATCAGTTATCCACTCCGCACGTTTAGGTTTGTTCGATTGTTTAAAGTCTATTATACTATCACGCCCCATATATATTCCAACGAGGTCAGTCGCCCCAGCATACAGCCCAGGGTACGATACTACCACCTCAGAGCCCCATATTTCCTCTAAATCAGGTAAACCCTTATCGATGATCGTTTTAGCCATAGAATGAGCCTCCTGGCCCTTCTCTGTGAGATCTAGGACCTCTTTTCCAAGTATATGACCCTCTAAAATGCTATGCATTAAAGTCCCTCTATTAGCTGCCGTATTTTTAACACGATCCGCCTCTTCAGTACCTACACGCGCTTTCCATTTAGCGATAGCATCTAGCTTATCTTGAGGCGTCGTGGCTGATAATATGGTTGTAACACTCGGTAATTTTTCTTGAGATACATCATAGATTCTCTCATCATTTACCAAAGCCCTAGTTGATGTAGGATAAGTATATTTTTTATTCCATTTCATTAATTTAATTCCTTAGTTGGTTTGCCATGATATATTTCATACCAAGCTTTACACTCTTCATTCATGCATTCGTACATACTAACAATTGAGTATTCTTCTTGATCTTCAGTATCAAAATCATTGTTCCATCGAAGCTCAGTTCCACACATCATACACTTATTTTTTTGGCTCATATAAGTGTTTCCTTTCTATTATTTTTTCTATTTTTTGTTTGTTTTCAAAAGCGTATAATGCACTTTTATGGTCGTGAGGAAATATCTCCCAACAGATATCTCTATGACCTTCTAATGCTAAATATATCTCTAATAAAAATTTATGTTTAGCAATTTTTATATCTTTGACGATTCGTGCTTTTCTCATTTAAGATTTTTATTCTCTAAAATATTAACTCGAACCCATTCCTCACCATATTTTTTGACAAAACGCTTAGCCATAGAACGTCTGGCCTTGTCTGACATAATTTTTAAATCAGATATTGGAACCGACTCACCACCCTCACTCAACATTTTAAAGTCAGGGACAAATCTTCTTTTATAATCAGTAATCTGTGCTTCCAAAGAATCAATATATTCATTTAGATCAGATATCTCTTCTTCTTGTTCCTTACTTTGTTTTAATAATTTATTGCATTTCTTATGTAACTTTTCATTTCTAAACTTTTCAGTTTTAAGTTCATCAGTTAATGCTATTGGGTCCTTTAACTTCATTTTTTCCTTTCCTGTAGTCTTCTAAATCTACAATGTTGTCTTGTGTCTTTATGTTTAATTTTTTAGATGCATAGTGTTCTATAATTTTTTGTATTCCATCTAATTTTACATGAGCCCATGGCCAAAGCAAACGCGCTACGTAGTAAGCATCCTGGTGACTACATCTCCAACGCCATTGTTTTTTCCAACCAACAGCATATGGAGTCTTGTATCTTTTTTCTGTTACAGTTCCTACACCTAAGACTTCACATACCCACATTAAAATAGATCGATCAGTCATAGCCATTTCCATTCTTATCTGCCATGTTGGATATGGTTTTATATTATTTTCTCTCTTTCTCATGTATTGTTTGTAAGAGATACTACCCTCACCATCAAAGAGACCTGCAATGTACGCAAGATCCAATTCACTAATCATGATAGAGCCTTACGTTTATATTCTTGGACGTTTAAATAATTTTCTAGTTCAGCAATCCTTGAAGCTTGTTGTTTTATTTTTGCTTGCAACACACCTCTATGTATTTTAAACTCTTCAATCATTTTCTGTAGCTCCTCGACACTCGCTTCTCGCTTCGGTATCTCGCCCTGAGAATCACAGTAACTACATTGATAAACGGTTACACCCGATAATACGTACCCATTACCATTACATACGGGACATATTTCTTTATCTAAGTTTGCCATTTAACTTCTCCACTTTCTCTTCGACTAATACTTTTACGACTTGTGCCCTAGACAATTTGGCATGCTTAGGTGCGAGATGTTTCGATAGTTTTGTTAGTTTATTATAGCAGTCATGATCGATTGCTATACTTTTGTATTTGCTTATATCTGTCATTTGTTATATCCTTTCAAAGTTATTTCTGACATATAGGATTTTATATAAAAATTACAACAGGAGTCAATGACTAAATTTATACTTGTACTACATTTATGTTCTATGGTTACTGGAGAATGCCCATCGAGTCATTATTCAGTTAAAGCCAGTTTTAGTAGTCATTATGATTGCGTATTAAATGGATATGCAGTTGCTCAACAAACCTTTAAAAATTTAAAAGAAATAGAAGACGTTGAACAAGATATTATAGAACAAAGTAAAATGGTAGTGAAATTTGAATGTAGACCAATAAATATTATTGTTCCGAAACCGAAGCCGAAGGTACCCGCTTAAGTAGCGCGTACCATTCTTTTTTATATTTAGGGTTTTTAGTTTTATTCCAAAAATTAGCTAAGTTATCTAATTTATTTGTCAATTCCTTTAAAGTCATATCGTCTAGTTCCTTTCTCGACAATTGCTTTTACTCCTGGTGCTTGAAGATCTAATTTAACTCCATAAGGCTTCCATGCTTTTTTCATTAAGTTAAGTTCTAGTATCAATACACCCCATTGTTTTGGTGAAATACCAGTTGCTTTTAATGTTAGTTTTTTTTCACTCATATCTTTCTCCTTTTATATCTATATAGGATATTTTAGGATTAATGTCAAGAGGGTAGCCAATCTACTAACAGATGAATTCTGTCAATTTCTGAATTATTGTGAACAAAATGAAGCTTACGACTATTATCTATTTCAAATATCTCACCTTCTGCTATGTTTTTTTCTTCACCACCAACCGTAAATATTACTTCATCATCAGTCACAACAGCTAAATGAGTTCTATGTACTTTATCAAAATAGGGATCGTAATTGTCTACATGAGGTCTAATTACACTTCTTGTTGGTAGGTTAATTAACATAGCACTTGCAATAAAACCTTTACCATATTTTTCTTTTAAAATATTAGATAATAAATCTAGGTCTGTTTTGTATTTATCAGCTTCGGGCCAAAATTTTCTTTTATCTTTTTCTAAATTTCTTAAATTGTCTTTATTCATTTCATTCCAAATTAACGGAATTGTTTTTGTACTATTATGAACTTGATAATTTTTTTGTCTGTAATCGTATTTTTCCCAGTCTTCTTTTGTGTATTTTAAAACTTTTTCTTTTAAGTTTTTAATTTCATCATAATTTTTTACAAAAGTAAAATGTGTAAATATATCTATCATTGCTTTCTTCCTTGCCTGTTATATTTTTTATAAGAACGTTTTTTGTTTTTGTTTAATGATTTTACGTGACGTCTAGGTCTTTTACGAGGTTTTGGTCTTGGTGTAAAATTTGTAAACTTACGCTTTGCCATCTTTATATTGTCTTAACCATTCTTTATCTCTTTCGGATAATTGCAGATATCTTATACTACCATTCACGTGCTGTCTAGTATCTTCACCACAATTAGTACATCTGTAAAATTCTGATACGATTGCAACTAAAATAGAGTCTTCATCACAATGTTGACAGTGCCCTGTAACGGTATCTATTCTACTAAATACTTTAAAAACTTTGTCGGACATTAGACCAAGTCTACTGCTTTCCCCGTAATGGGTTGATATTTTGTTTTCTTTGTTTCTTTATCTCTATATGCTCTCATATATTGGGCTCTTGGTTGGAATTCTACCCAACTTGCATGAATCCACCCGCTATTAGGTTCTCCCGGAGTATAATATTCTAAAATAAGCTGATCTGGCTGACAGTTCATATATACCCAATCAGCTACTTCAGCATTATCTACACCAATTACTTCGAAGTCTGCGGCCTCGGCCTTGGCATGCTGTGAATTTATAGAGCTACCAATAGCAACACAAAGCTCAGGGGAACGGTATCCGCTCGTTATCTTGACCCTGCCGAAGTGATCACGTACCGGCTGGAGAACGTGTTCGCATAGTCTTTTTAATTTTTCTACTTGATCTGCATTAGGATTGTTATCAATCCCTTTACGAATAGCTGTGTCTGATTTAATCAGTTCTTGAAGACTGAAATTACGTGTAAGATTCATTAGTTTAATATTA